TGAATGTGTGGCGATGAGAATAACTCTTCTAACCATTTAGATTCAGCATCATTCATCCAATATGAACTCATAGTCATTCGTGTCTCTATTTGTGTAGAGAATGTTCTTTGTCCTCGACCATGTTGATCGATTGAGAATGTAGAGTCTGACCAAGAGCCTAAAACTTGAGAATAGTTATTTCTCTTGATGCCTTGGTTGTATGTGTTTCTACGATCAAATGTATAGTAGTCTTTTACTCCATATTGATTTACAAATGAGACTGTAATTGGATCAAAACCAGTACATGGATCAGCAGCTTGGAAATCTTGTGTGTATATTAATTGTCCTAGATATGGTTCAAGTGTGGTAGCAGCATCGTCAGCTGGCGCACCATTATCAGCCCAATAACACATGTTAACTGAAAGAACATCTACTTTATAAGTATCTACAAGTGCAGTTGAGGTTGCATATTGCCAAATAACCGCCCAGTTACTCCAAACCTGTGTAACTTGATTCCAAATTGCTGGTACTGACTGTGGCCAGTAGTTAGCATCTTTTAGGTTTTGTGGTCCTGCTCCAATTGTTGCAATCCATTCTGAATCTGTGTATGCTCCAATAGTATCATCATCAAAGGTTGAACGTGGACCTATTCCTGTTGTGTCTGAAAGTACATAGATCGCGGTTTGTATGATATTACCTATAACATCAAAGAATTTAATACGAACTGCCCAAGGTTGCTCATTATTACCCCATTGTGCACCACTATTCCAGTTTGCTATTCTATTTGGAAAACTTAGAGTGTGATATTCACTGCTTCTTACAGGAATTGCAGCATTAGGATAATTGTGTAAGTAATCAGGACGAGCCGCAAAGGTTGCACTCAGTGCACAAGGTGGAGTCTCACAAACACATGTTACTGAAGTTGGTTCAACAAAGTAATTGTTCCATTCTGGCCAATTTAGGTTTCTCCAATTTGTGTAACCATTTAAAACATGCTTTAGACTGCTTGTACCATTGATAGTAATTACATCATCAGTAGTACTTCCCCAACGAACTCTATAGGTTAATAGGGCACCTGCTGTTTCTGAAGCCTCTAATGTTTCTTCAGTAAATGCATAATTAGCCATTTGTGCTTGCAAAATCTTTGACACATCAAAGTGAGCAACTCCTGCTGGATTAGCTGGCTGCTGTATTGTAGCAATAGTTGTCGAAGTACTTGTGACTTCATTATATGTTTGTACCTCCAAAATATAACCATCCTCAGCAGATGATATACTATCCAAGGTCCATACATTTGAACCTACTACTAAATTGTAGTCTTGTGGAGCTTGTGTTAATGTTATTGTTGCGGGCATATTATAATTCTAAATTTTCATTTACTAATTCTGCGACTTGATTGACAAAAGATTCTATATCTAAGAATTGTTTTGCGTTGAGTCCCTTTTGGTGAATCGATACTCTAACACCAAATGGTAAGTCACCACCAATCATCCTTTTTTCTGGATTAAAACTGTAGGTATCACCACTTCTTGGAGGTAAGGATTCTTGTACTATTTCTGGTACTCCAAATTGTACTGTTTGATTCTTAGTACCTGCAACACCATAGTTTTGGAAATATCCATAGTCATTCATTTTAATACCAAGTGTTAGAGTACTCTCGTCCCATTCTGCTCTAATACTAGATGCAAGACTACCACTATCTACAGGTGCATTATCTCTAATACTCTGTAGTGCAACACTCGTTGCCTCTTCGATAGCTCTACCAAGATCTTGTGGTAGGTCAGTACCGATGCCTTCGATTTGTCTTGCTATTTGTGCTGGATCTAGTGCCATTAGTTAAATGGTGTTATACAGTCGTCTAATGCATCGCGAATCTCTAATTCGATTGATGCTGTCATTCCACTAACTGTATCGTTATATTTTTCTTTGAATGGTGTAACACTACTATTTAGATTAAAGTCATACTTCTCTCCATAGTAGTAATATAAATGTGCTAAGACATCTTTGATATATTGATGACATTCTGATTGTGCTTGTATAACCTCATCTATATCATCACTGCACTGTTCCATCATAATTAGGTTAAATCGATAGGTAGAAGCATTCTTTGCCAATGTATGATTAGTTGGATTTATAAAAGCATATGGATAGTCAATGCCATAAATCTTTTCAGGTTTACGATCAGCTCCAGTTTGATTTACTTTAGGATCACGTTTCAATGGATCCACAAGGTCACTGAGATTACCATAACCTACAGTTTGAATCATCTTATGTTTATCTAATAATTCTATCAGATCATTTAGTACGTCTTGATAAGTCATTCTTTCTTTTTAATAATTCCATTTTTTCTTTGGCAATCTTTGCCTTCTTCCATGTCAGATAATTGAGTGCCTCTTTATAAGGTCGACCTATTACCCGTTCTATATTAATAAACTCTTCGTTGGCAAGTGTCATAATCGCATCATACCATATGAGTGCTACATTTACCTTTTGAGATTCACCACTTTCTTTTGGGTTATCTCCTATCTCAAAGAATTCATCGTGTTCTTTGTATACTTGGACTCTCCATTCACTAAGTGCTTTAATAGAGGGTCCTAGGTCTTTTATGTTCCACTGTAAGACATCTTCTACCTTAGCATCATAGATTATAGCACCTATATCTTTGATGTGAGCAGAGGTGTCCTGATACATCATGGTATCTATGTCTACCCATTCACCAAATGTGAGTTGGTCAAATGGTTTAAGGGAGTGACCATCAATCTGTTCGTGTAACTCTTCTCCCCATAGGGACATGCGATGAATACAAACTCCACTGATAAAACCATAGACCTCCTCTTCAAGTTTATCAATATCATGTAAAGAACATTGTAGGATAGTCGCAACAAATGGTTTGATGTTCTTCTCATCTGCTATGTCCCATACCATTGCCTTTTCAAAAAGCTCAACGGTTATCTTCTCAGGTACATAGTATTCTTCTGGACCAATTGTGATTTTAACTTCCATCTACTATAAGATATACTTTGATTAGGATATGAAATATGTATCCCTGAAAAATAATCTATAGTCGACGACTTGAGTAACTGTAGCTGCCAAGACTCTTCTTAGTTTTTCGGCAGTAGTTGCATATAGCCAATGACATCACACAGTCATCATGGAACGGTGCTGGCGCATTATATCTAAGTGTCCTAGTTTTTGGTGAATATTCATATTCAAAGATGGATAACTCAAAAGCTAGTGGTGGAAATAGTGTTTCAGATGGTATCATAACCTCTAAGTTATTTAGGTCTACTGCAAGTCCTTCAATAATATCATTCTTTGATTTATTAGAGGTAACAAAGGGATGGGTATCTTGATACTGTTTCTTTATCATTTCAAATACTACGTCACCTATTGAGTTTACCTCTATCATTACTGTGGCATTCCATTTTCTGATTCTTTCTAGTATTTGTGATACCATTATACTCCAATCCTGTTTGTTCTCACGGTAAATATCTATTACTGTTCCATTTGAGTCCATAAAGGTAGCGACAGTATAGTCATCTGCTCTACCTAAATCGATTCCACAATATACTTTTCCTACTGGTTTCATCCAATCTCCAAGATATACATTTTTTTCGAGATCTCCAAATACTGTGGCACCAGAATCGACAAATGATCCTTCGTATTCTGCTTTGAATATGTGTTCTGGTAGGGAACGCTTGGCCTCTTGTAGTTCTGCTACATCAAGGTATGGGTTTTCAGAATAGTGCATTCTACATGATGCATAGTTTGTTTGGTCTTTATCTTGACCTGCATCATACATCTTTTTGAACCAATTGTTTCCTTTTGGTGTACTGATAAAGAGTACTTTCTTTCCTCTAACTAACATGATTGGTCTGAGTACTGAGCCCCATACTTCTTCTCCTTGGTATGCTGCTTCATCTACTACCATATAATCTCCTGTATAACCACGTAGGTTATCTGCTCTTTCAGTAGATTTGAATAGTATCTGTGAACCGTTCTTTAGTTCTATCTTGAAATCTGATCGATTGTAACTCTTTACGATGCCACTTGATTGGATAGCATCATAGAGTTCTTCCATTGGCTTTTTGGCCTGTTGGTATGTTGGACTACAAAAGAATATCGTAGAACCAGGGTCGTTGATTGACCAATACAGGAGAGACTGTAGAGATAGGAATGTTTTACCTACCTGTCTTGGTGCTACTACTGTTACATATTTAGCAGGTCCTTTTAGTAATTCTACAGCACGATGTTGACCTGCATGTAGAGAAGGACCTGTTACTATCATTTATTACAAAGCTTTTGATGTCTTGCTAATGAACCAATACCTTTTATTTGTCTACCACACTTCTCACAATTACCTATTTGTTGGCTAGGATGTGTGCCGTTTTTGAGTTGAGATTGTGTTACTTTTTTATTATGAGCTTTCCAATCTCTTTTAGCAAGACTTTCTTTTACATATCTATGTTGTTTTGCTTTTATTTCAGGAGTATTCCATCCTGCTGCAATATAGCCTTTTTTACCAGCTGCTGATGGATCTACAAATCCTTTAGGTCTATTCTGTATACTAATCATATAATGTACTTTGTCTACAGGATATCCATATTCTTTTTGCAATTCTATTTCACGGTCACCTGCAATCCAACCATCCTCATGAGTTTCAAGTATTTCAAAATTTGAAAAACCTTGTTTAGCAACTCTATTTTCAGGTTCTTTGCTACAACCTATCTTTTTTCCTGGTACGTGGTAAATGTAATACATAATATTGTTTATTCTTCTATGCTCTGATCTCTATTTGTTTCATCATTTACTGATGGCCCAAAGTCAAATTTGATTCTTTTGAATAGATCGTCTCCATCCGGTCCTGTTACTTCTTGTCTAGCAAGACGAGGTATCACATATTCAGATAACTTTAGCATGAGGTCAAATGCTTTCTCTTCATCTTCACTTGCTATACGTGTTAGCCAAAGAGTCATATTATCTAGATTGTTTTCTACTAATCTTTGATATGCCTCTCTGATTTCTTTAGTGGTTTTATTTTGAGATCCTTTTGGTCTACCGTCTGGATTACCACTCTGTCCTTTTTGAAACATTATTCTTCAGTTTTCTTTTTAGCTGCCTTTTTAGGCTTTAGACTTCTTTTCAAAGCTGCAATTGCTTTAGTTAGTCCTTCTTCTGTTGATGAAC